TGTATCATCATCAAAATTTCCACTTGCTGAATCAAACTGTTCTGATGAATCTAATTCAATAGCACCATCGACTAAAACTGTATTGGTAAAAGTTCCTGCAAAAGATGGGTGTTCTGCTTGTGTTGCGATAGTATTAAAGTTTCTAATACTAGTTACATTTGAAATTACAGCAGTAGCATTTGAACTAAAGTTACCATTTTTATCTACTGCTTTTATTAGATAAGTACCTTGCCTTGCTGAAGTTGTTATTGATGTTGCAGGTCTTGATATTTTTTCTATCAAAGAAACACTATTTAGCCAATCTGCTGTTCCATCTACTTTTTCTGAAAATCTTAAATTATAAAAAGCTAAATCTAAATCAGTTACTGCTTCCCAAGATAAATGTATATCAGCACCAGATACATTTGCTGAAAAATCTGTTACATCTGATGGTGGTGCATTTTCTCCTACAATTGTTCTGTTTGCTGTAACATATGCTGATGAAACACCAAAACTATTTACTGCTTTCACTCTAACATTGTATATTTGTCCATCTTTTACATTTAAAACTCTATGAGTCAATCCAGAGCCTTGCGAGTGAATTATAAAATCTGTTTCTGTACTTAATTTATATTCGACCTGATAAAACGAAACAAATCCTTCTGTGCTTGCTCCTATAGTTATATCTAAAGCAACTATAACAGTACCATCATTGTATGATATCAACTGGTCTGACAATGTTATACTTGCAGGAGGTTGCACAGTAAAAGGGTCTGGTAACGTAGTATTATCTTGTTGAAAAACCTTTTCATCTGAGGAAGGAGTCCAATCGTAAACTGCTGAATTAATTTCCCGTAATGTTAAATCAATTCCTAAAACTGGATTACCTTCTTTATCATTTTCAAAATTTAACCCCCATTCTGCTATTTCAAAAGTTTTTGAACTAAATCCAAATCTTGTATTATTAATATTTACAACATCTCCAACATCTAATTCAAAACCATGCAAACTACAAAACATTGACATTGATATTTTTTGTCTATTTCTGAATAATGCAATTTTGGCTAACCTTTGTGCCATTGTTACAGATGTTGTAAAAGGTAAATCTAAATCTAAAAATGCTCGGTCTCCACCATCTTCTGTTTGAAATGTTGAAGATGTAAATGCAGGGTAATCTGCTGAAATATAATTATTATCTGGTGTAACAAAAACGCCTTTTACTGCATTAAAATTATCTCTTTTTGACCTGTTAGTTTGCAAACCAATTGCACCTCTAACGTGGTTTTCATCAAGAGTTACAGTAGGGCTAACATATTTAGCTGCCTTGATTTTAAATTTTCCATTTGAATATGTAACAATTCCACCCATTGATGTAAGTAGATTTTCTAAAGTTTGTTTTGGTGTTGTATTACTTTCAAATGTACCATTTAATGTATATTTAGTTTCTGTTCCACCAGCATTAAGTGAAACTGTTTCATCACAAACATTTGCCGCAGTTGTAAATGAAGTATCGTCTATTTCTGTTGAACTTGCACCAAAACCATATTTTGTGTCTGTTAAATAATCTCTAATGCATAATGCAGGGTTTGTTGAATAAGATGTTGCAGACGTTCTTGGGTCAAAAACTTTTTTTCCTTGTACTAATGCTGATACATTTGGCAATCCATTTGGAAAAGCATCAGCGTCAAATTCTAACCTTACATATATATATGCTATCCCACTTAATTTGTGATTAGATGTCCATTTACTATTTGACGATGAAATTAAATCTGAATCAGCACTTTGTCCATCAGTTCCTAAATGTTTTTTGATTCTAATTAAACCAGAGTATTTTGATGGTGCTGTAGCATTACCACTTCCATCTAATGTTAAGGCCTCCCCATTTATAAAAATTGTTCCTATCTGGTTTACTTCATGTGTAGCTAACAATATTACCAAATTAATAAATTTGTTATTATTTGTAGTTTCAACAAAAGCCAAAACACCAGAAACCCTTACCTCGCCATAAATAATTCTTCGCGGAACTGTTGGTTGTTTTATTATTTGTGTTCTATTTTGCGATTCAAATGCAAAATCTGAAAAAGATGGTAACTTTGGTTTTGGTGATAATGCTTGAACTGTAGCTTGAAGAGCAGCGGTTATTGCTACCCTTGTTGCTAAGGCTTTAAATGTAAACGGTGCCGCTCCCGGCACAAAAAAAGTTGCCGCCGCCAAAACAACATTTACAGGGTCGGTAAATGCTTTCATAAAATCTTTAAATAATCCCATTACCTACCCCATACAATTTCTTTATCTTGTAAATCAGTAATGAACTCTAAACCTTTATCGTTAGGAAAGTCAATTTTCTGGTCTTCAGATGTATACCTTCTTTCTCTAGTTCTATCTAAATCAATAAGTCTGCTTTCTGCAGTAATATTTATATTTGCAGTTTCTCCACTATCGTCGATGCTCATTAAATCCATGCGACCACTAAACAAAACATACGGGTCTGATACAACTGCATTCGAACTATCTAAAACACCTAAATGTAATTTACACGACCTACCTTGATATGTTTCGCTTAATGCACTTGAAATTAAATCTGACGGCACACCAGATAATGTTATATCAATACCATTTGCTTGAACCTCTGAACTTTCTTTTACTGGCGAAACGCTTAAAAAATCACCTGCTCCTACATAGGTAGTACCACCGAATGTAATGTTACCATAACCAGTCCAAGCCAAAAAATTACCTCCATCAAAATCTAAATCTATAGCCAAAAACGGGCTAACACTTTGACTTTGAAATATTGTATTAACAGAACTGGTAACATCTCTACTCATATTGCTTCAATCGCTCCAAATGTCATAGAGTAGAAATTATCTTGGCTTATTGTCCATTGATGTGCTGATGTATTTAATCTAAATAAACCTTTTGCATTTGATACAATTACTGTTGCATTATCACTAGGCGAAGACCTTAAATCTGGATAAATTGTTAAAGCAACCTGTCCAGATGAATTGCTATTTGCATCATCTAAAACTTTATATAATCTTGAGTTTGTTAAAGTTCCTAATTGAATATAATCGCCTGCTTTCAAATATCCAGTTTGGTTTGCAGGAACACCATCAATGTTTAAAGTATCTCCAGTTTGACTTGCACCATTTACAAGTGGTGTGCCTGCCGAAGATGATGCTGTTCCCCTTGGTGTTGAAGCATTAGGGTCTCCTAATAAAAATGTGCCAAATTGCCCATAAAGTTTTATAAAAAAACTATTCCATTGCTCTGCATCTTCTCTTTTCATTAATGCTAAAGTTACATCTGCCTCAAATCTTTCTCCTTGATTTCTAAATACTTGAGTTTGAAATGTAAAAGGCGAAACTGTTATACCTGTTGAGCTTCTAGCTATAAAATTAACTGAAGAAATGCCTGATACAGTAGGTAATGATAAGGGATATGTTATAGCCATAATTTATACTCCAAATGCTGATGAAAACGTACCACCTCGTCTTTTAGCATCAAGAACTGCACCTTTTGTTGCTTCAGTTATTTGTGGTAACATATTCATAACTTCTGCCCTAATAGTTTGTGCAACACCAGTTGAAAGGTTTATTGTTTGATTTATAACAACTGGTGTACTACCTCTTCCTAATTGGTCGTTAGGGACTATTGTTCCACTTCTATTTGGTACAAATAACTCTGCACCTCTTTCACCTACCAAATAAGGTTTACCACCCATTACAGAGCCACCATTAGCTCTTGTACCCACAACTGCACCTCCCTCAACATTACTTGCAACAACTGGTGCTCCAAATGATGCTGAAATTGCTCTTGTTGCAAAGCCAAATAGTTGGTCTGTTATGTATTTTTTTATAGCCATTCTTGTCAAATCTGAAATTATTGAGTTTGCCATATCTCTAAAAGCATCTTTTGCTGATACTGTGCCTTTAACCAATTCTGTTAGACTATCTGCCATATTGTCTGTAGCACTTTTGGATACATCAATGAATGCCTTTTCAGTTTCATTTAATGTTGTTACTAAAGGTTTTATTTGATTATTAAGTTTTTTAAATGAATTTAAAGTTTCTGGTTTTTTAACAATTGCTTCCATAGCGATACGCACACCTGTCATCGTTTTTTCAACCCTTTTGGTTTTTTCATCAATGATGCCAACTGTAAATGCAAAATCTTCAAAAGCATCAATTACAAAATTAACTGCATGACCAATCATTTCAAATGCACGATTAACTGACCCAATTAAAAAATTTGTTACTTTCCCTAAACCTTTTAATAATGGCTCAAAAAATTTTATTAAATTAGATATATGTTCTGTAAACTTTACAAGTTCAGGCGAAACTTCTTCCCCAAAAGCATTTTGTGCATTATCTAATGCAATGCCTAAATTTGAAAAAGCTACGGATAAATTATCTAATTTTTTTTCTGTTGCTCCTGTAAATGTTTCAGATAAACCTTTTTGTAAGGCATTTAATATTATAGATGCACCTTCTGTGGTTTTACCAAATTCACTTAATTCAAGTCTTGTTTTACCTATTTCTTTTTCAAGAATTTTAAAAACTGGCACACCTCTATCAGCAATCATGTTAAGTTCTTCTAAACCTAAACCACCTTGTACACCTCTTGAAAATATCCTTGTTAATGCTTCTAAACTACCAAGTTGGTCTGTGGTTACTGATGCTGTATCTGTAAATGTTCTAAATAATTTTTCTGTTGGTTCTATGCCACTTGCTTTTAATGAAATAAAAGAACGAGCAAGTTCTTGAACACTGAATTGCGACCTTGTTGCAAAATCTGAAATAAAATCAAAGGCTTGTGCCCCTGCTTTGGCAGAACCAGTAACTGAATCAAGGGAATCTTTTAAATCTTCAAACTCGGCTGTTGTATCTAATATTGACTTAATCGCCAAACCAGTTCCCACAGCAACTAATGCATTTTTTAAATTAAATGCTGATTTTTTTACTTGGTTCAGATTATTTTGCACTTTATTTAGTGCTTGTCGGGTTTTATCCCTTGCAAGTATATCAATATTTACACTTTTAGATGCCACTTTTTGCCCTTGCTATCCGTTCTTGTCTGTCTCTTTCATCACTTTGCAAAGAAAAATATGCTAACCACATATTAAACTCATAAACTGACATTTGCAAGATTTCGTGAACTGTCTTGTGAAGTTTTTCAGCTAAACCAAAAACGTTGTGTAATTCATGATTGCTTTTTAGTTTTTTTTATTATCTTCAATATCTGTATTTTCAGTTCCCATAATCTTAGTGGCAACATCTGCAATTATATTTGTATCGGCTTTTGTTTTAAATGCTAAAACATGGGTGGCATTGAACATTTTTTTGCCATCTTTGTCTAAAGCTTTTTCTATAATTACATCTATTAAAACTATTAAATCTGTACCTGTTGCACCCTTAAATATCTTTTGTTTTTCAAGCATATTAAAAGGTTTGCAATAAATAGCTTTATCGCCAATTAATCCCCATTCGGGTACCTCAATAATTTGAGTGTCTAGTGTATCAAAATGGCTTCTAATGCCATCAAAGTAATCAATATTTTCAGACATAGGTTAAACTGTGCCTATTGTAAGACCACCAGTTCCTTGTAATGAAACAGTCCTTGTTGTTACACCATCTAATGTAACACCCACAGACATACCTGTTACAATGCCTGTTCCTGAAAATTTTCTATCGCCAGAATCATTTCCCTCTGGCATAAACTCAAAACTAGCACTTGTTCCCTGCACCAATGTTGTTTGACCACTGTCGGTTTCATCAAAATTCATGTCTATTGTGGCAGTAAATGTTCCTCTGCCTACCAAGAATGATTTCATTGAACTACCTAATGCTGTATCTTCAACAACGTCATGTGTGGTATCAACTGTAAATCCAGTAGCATTTCCTATGTTAGTACCACCAACATGTACAACTCCCTCTTTCCCATGATGTGTAGCCATTTAGACCTCCTTTTCTTCTTTGGGTTTTGTATTTCTTTTTGTTACTGCCTTTTCTTCATGTAATTTAAAACCATTTTTTTCAAAATGTTCTACATAGTCTTGTGTACATTTTACTATGGTTTCGCCTTTTTTCAAAGTAACATTTTTAGCCATTATGCACTCCCTCTGGTAAATTCATATAAAACCCTAACGGTAACTCTTACACCACCATAAGGGTAAATTGTACCTTCATCTGTTGATGCTTCAATAATTTGTGTATCTAAAGCATTACCATTTCTAGTTATGTCAGTATCCAAAGTTTCTTCAATTACTTCTATAAGTTGATTTCTCTTTGTATCTATATTTGTATCTGTTCCTTTTGCAAATGCAACTATTAAAAAGTCTATTGTTCCAGTATATGTACCAGAACCAGTAACACCAATACTTGCAACTTCTCTTGTTTCATCACCAGTTTGTACAAACATTGCAGGGAATTGAGCATCAGATAATTCCTCAACCTCAAAAGGTTCTCTAGTAATTTTTTTGAACTCAATAGGGCTTGTAACAGCATCAAGTTTTGTAATTATATCACTAGCTATGTTTTCTCTTTTACTCATAAACCCATTTCTTTAAAATAAAATTTTGTAAATTCAGCTCTTATTTTTTCTTCTTCTTTATTACCTATTGCAAAAAATGGTCTTTTAATTTTTCTTTTACCAACACCAAATGTATCGTGATAACTTGCTATCTTTTCTCTTTCTTTATTAGCAAAAAATAACGTACTTTTAAATGCTCTTGTTTTAAAATCTAAACTTCTAAACATTTTACCAGTATCTGTTAAATCAACAAAACCTGTTTGCCTACCTCTTTTACTACGACCTTTTACAGTGCTTTTTGCATAAGGCCTCATGAAACCACCATCTGGCAGTTTTCCACTCTGTGTTCTCGTTGTAATCATTTGTATAGCCATATTTGAAACTCTTTTGAGGCTTTTATTAATGGCTGATTTTTTTTTACGAGATAAATTTTTTAAAAGTCTTTCAACCTCAATAGTGTTAATTTTGGCTGTAACTTC